CTACAGAGAAACGGTGTTCGTTCTTGATGAACCTATAATAGGTAATCAAAAATCTATGACAAACATGGGTCATTACGGTGATCTAAAAAATAATTTATTTCACGTGAGGTATGATACAAGAATAACTCCTGATGGAAAAAAGGCCATGGTCATTCATGAAATACAATCAGATGCTAATCAAAGTATTGCTAAACAACTCACTGCTAAAGAAGCTTTCAAAGGTGAACGAAGAATAAATCCATTTCAAAAAGATATCGAATTAGATTTACTTGTAAATTCTAGAACAAAACTATTGAGAGATATGGATGATGCCATAGCTAAAAATCAATTCAACAAATCAAGAGCTATCTCTGATGATTTAAAAAATGTTAACCAACAAATAAACAATACATTTAGACGAGGATCTGTTTATAATGAAAGAAGTAAATTTGATTATTTTCCTTTATTAGATGCAGATGCTTATGGGGATTATGCATTGAAATTTTTAATGAATAAAGCAGCTAAAGAGAAGTTTGATTTTGTTGCTGTCATGCCATTTAACAAATTACATTTTAGACAAGGCTACAAAGCTGGTAATGAAAGATTTTATGGTTATGCAAATGGTAAAGGTATTGATAAAAGAGGCCAAGCTGTAATGCCTCAACTGATGAAGAAAGCTGCAAAGTTTAATGATTCTAAAGCAGGCACTATTAAACTATCATTATCTGATCCAAAGAAGCCTTACAAAGAAGTTATGAGAGATAATTTTACTTACCCTGAATCTAAAGGTGGTAAAAAAATTATAAGTGATTATCATGAAACAGCATCTAATGCTCCTATGAAAGGATATAAACTTATACAAGAAAATGATCCAAGGTTGTATTTCGATGCTTTTGCTATTGAAGTTAAACCTAATATGGCGTACACACAGAAGCTATATAAGTCTGAGGGTGGCTTAGTAGTGGATATCTTTAAAACCTTATGATAAATTAAACTATGGCTGTAGAAAAGGGAATCACCGAAAACATCGAAGAAGAAACTAAAGTTGAAGAGATTCAGGAACAACCTGAAGGCCTTCCACCAGAAGTTCAAATTGAGGGCGAGGAAACTGTCCAAGAGGATGTAGTAGACGATTTTAATTCAAATTTAGCAGAAGACATGGATGAGAGAACTCTCAAAAGATTAGGTATGGAGTTAATCACCGAATACAAAAAAGACAAAGAATCTAGAAAAGAATGGGAAGAGGGATACACAAAGGGTTTAGATCTTCTCGGTGTTAAATACAATGAACAGACGAGACCTTTCAAAGGAGCTTCAGGTGTCACTCATCCGTTGTTAAGTGAGAGTGCTACGACCTTCCAAGCATCTGCTTATAAAGAATTACTACCTAGTGACGGCCCAGTAAGAACACAAGTTCTTGGTATACGTACACCGAACACCGAACAACAAGCTGATAGAGTTAAAGAATATATGAATTATCTTCTTATGGAGAAGATGGAAGACTACACAACTGACATGGATCAGATGTTATATTACTTACCATTGTCAGGATCTACATTTAAAAAAATTTACTTTGATGAATTTTTACAAAGACCTGTTTCTAAATTTGTGCCTGCAGAAGATCTAGTTGTTCCATACTATGCATCAGATCTAAAAGATGCAGGACGAATTACACACGTCATTAAGATGAGTGAAAATGATGTTAATAAAAAAATGGCAGCAGGTTTTTATAGAGATATAGATTTACCACAACCTAGATCAGAACAATCTGATTTAGAACAAAAAATAGATCAACTTGATGGAGTTAAACCAGGTTTTACAGATTACATTCATACTATTTTAGAAATGCATGTTGATTTAAATTTAGATGATTATGAAAATTTTGATAACAGAACTAAAAAAGCAATCAAGATTCCATACATTGTAACGATTGATGAAAGCTCAGGTGAAGTTTTATCTATTTATAGAAACTACAGAGTCGATGACCCTAACTACACAAGAATAGAATACTTTGTGCATTACAAATTTTTACCAGGATTAGGTTTCTATGGCTTTGGTTTGATACATACGATTGGTGGTTTATCTAGAGCTGCCACTGTTGCTCTTAGACAATTAATTGATGCAGGTACTTTAAAAAATTTACCAGCAGGATTTAAGTCTAGAGGAATAAGAGTTAGGGATGACGACCAACCAATACAACCTGGTGAGTTTAGAGACGTGGATGCACCAGGTGGAAACATACGAGATCAGTTTTTTAATCTACCCTTTTCTGAACCAAGCACAACTTTATTTCAACTTTTAGGTTTTGTAGTGCAAGCGGGTCAAAAATTTGCTGCGATAACCGATACCGCAGTAGGTAATGACACGCAAAACAGAGCTGTGGGCACAACTATCGCCATGTTAGAACGTGGTTCTAGGGTGATGAGTGGTGTTCATAAGCGATGTTACTACGCAATGAGATTAGAATTTAAAATTTTAGCAAGAATTTGTTCAGAATATTTGCCTCCTGAGTATCCTTATGATGTTTATGGTGGTCCAAGACAAATAAAAGCAGCAGATTTTGATAAAAGAGTAGATGTTTTACCTGTTGCAGACCCAAATATCATGTCTATGGCACAAAGAGTGACTTTGGCACAAACTCAATTGCAAATTGCTAGTTCGAATCCACAATTACACAACATTCATGAAGCATATCGAAGAGTTTATGAGGCGTTAGGCACAAAACAAATAGAAACTTTATTAAAACCACCTCAAAGACAACCTGAACCAATGGATCCAGCTAAAGAAAACGCAAGAGCGTTACAAATGAAACTTTTAACTGCCTTTGAATTCCAAGATCATGACGCTCACATAGCTGCACACACAGCATTTATGGAGTCTAGAATGGTTCAAATCAATCCTCAAGTTTATGCTTTGTTACAATCGCATGTTTCTGATCATATTTCTTTTAAAGCACGAAAAGAAGTTACAGAACAGATGATGCAAGATCCAAATTTAGTGGCTTTACAACAAAATGACCCTCAGTCATTTCAAATAGCATTTGATAATGCAGTCGCTACAGCTGTTGCAGAGATTACATCTGAATTAGTTAAGGGAGAGATGCAGGCCAACATGGCTAAAAATGATCCACTAGTAAGAATTAAACAACAAGAAGTTGATTTAAGAGCTATGGACTTACAAAGAAAGGCAGATGAAGCACAGTTTAGACAAGAAATGGAAAATCAAAGACAAGCTAACAAATTAAATTTAGAATATGATAGATTAGCTCAACAAGATGAGCAATCTGATAAAAGATTAGATATTGCAGAGAGAAAATTAGAGAAAAAATAATGCCACTAAACCAAAAAGGTAAAGATATAATGAAATCTATGAAAGCTCAGTATGGCCCTAAGAAAGGCGAGCAAGTTTTTTACGCAACGAAGAACAAAGGTAAGATAAAAAATGTCGAAAAGAAGTCGAGAAAAAAGAAAAGGTCTTAGTGGTGGAAAAAGATTTGGACCACCACCAAAAAGAGGACCAAACCCACAAGGTATTACAGTTTCCAATAAAAGAAAAAAGAGAGTCTAATCAAGAAGCTTACTTTGCTGGTATTATTGATGGTGAGGGGTATATTTCATACGAAAAAACTAAAAAAGATTACTCAATACCTTCTGTTTCTGTTGAAATGACAGATAAAGATGTAATAGATAAAATACACAAATTTTTTAATACAGGATCTGTTGTTTACATTAAACCAAGACAAAAACATCACCTAGATAGCTGGAGATGGCGAGCTAGAGGCAAATCTGCAGTAAATATTTACTTCAAAATATATAATTATTTAAGTGCAAGAAGAAAAAGCAAGATAGATGAGGTATTGAAAAAGTATTGTGAAGATGCTAATGGAAGAGAGAAGTATAAAAAATTAGAAAGGGTATTAAATGGCGTGGTTTAGTTTAGCAAAGATAGCTTTACAAGCAGGAAGTAAGATTTATGCAAATAAGCAGAAGACTAAGATGGCAATGTCTGATGCCCAGCTTATGCATGCTGAGAAAATGGCTCGGGGTGAGGAAGCTTACCAAGGTAAATTACTTGAAGCGAGGCAAAACGATTATAAGGATGAATTTGTGCTCATAATTATCTCAGCCCCTATCATTGTGTTAATGTGGGCTGTAATGTCAGACGATCCAACAGCTATGGAGAAGGTGAAACTGTTTTTTGAATATTTTCAAGACCTTCCGAAATGGTTCACTAATTTATGGATTCTTGTAGTGGCAAGTATTTTTGGTATAAAGGGTACACAAATCTTCCGTGGTGGTAAAAAATAATTATGATTCAAGGCGATAGTGATGATTATGCACTATTAGAAAAATGGTCAAAAGATTTTGATTGTAATGGATATTATTCTGTAGAGATTGGTGTACGACAAGGTCAAGGTTCTAAAACTATAATGGATAATGTAAAAAATAATTATCTTCATATTGGCGTAGATCCTTATGGTGATTTAGATTATCAACATTTTGATAACCAACAAGACTTTTCTTGGGAGGGATGCGAAAAAGGTAAAGCTCCTAGATATTCTAATAACATGAGAGATCAAATGATTAAGGATTTTTCTGAATACACTAAAAAAGGTAAATTTCATTTTGCCAATATGAAAGATACCGATTTTATGCAACACCCTGTATATTCAGGTTTAAAATACTCATTTATATTTTTAGATGGCCCACATACAACTAAAGATGTTTTATCAGAAGCTGTGTGGTTTGCTAGTAGATCTACTGATAAAGCAAGAATTATATTTGATGATTATCTATATTATAAGATGGATTTAATAGAGGAGTGCTTATCTTACTTTGGATTTAAACAATTAGAAAGAGGAAAAAACAAATTTTGTATGGAGAAAAATGGCGATTGATATAGCATCTAACGATGTAATAAAAAATTTGATAAATAGACGTAAAGAGCGTTTAAAAGAAACTTTGGTGAGAGATGTTGACAATGTCAATGACCTTCACTATATTAGAGGACAAATCAAGTCACTTGATGACTTGCAGCAAGACATAATAGACTTGCTAAAAAAACAGGAGCAATAAAAAATGACAGAGTCCACGGAGCAACCGAAACGGACTGAGACATTGAAAAACGCTTACAAGAATGAAGCTGAAGTCAAAAAAGTCTTAGACGAAAAAGCAATTGATAAATCATTATTAGATAGATTACCTACACCTACGGGTTATAGAATGTTAATTCTTCCGTATAGTGGTCCTACAAAGACCAAGGGTGGTTTATATCTTAGTGAACAAACGCAAGAAACAATCCAACTTACAACAGTTGTTGGCCTTGTACTTAAACAGGGAAATCTTTGTTATAGAGACAAAGAAAAATTTCCTTTAGGTAAATGGTGCGCTGAAAAAGATTGGGTTATCTTCGGAAGATACGCAGGCTCTCGATTCAAAATAGAAGGCGGAGAAGTGCGGATCTTAAATGATGATG